CTGTAAAATCAATTGGTAAAAAAACACAAAAATTATTAGTAGATAAATATGTAACTTATGCTGTAGCAGTTATCACAATAGTCATAGTAAGTGAAAGTGTTAGAAATCCCGATCAGACTTTTTTACTACTACTCAAGGACTTTTGTAATATATTTATTATTAAAATAGCAGTTATTATTCTATCGCTCTATGTGGGATATTATAACCAAGTATTAGGGATTTTGATTCTAATAAATTTATTTTTCATCACTAACATCAAAGAAAAAATAGAATTATTCGTAAGTAAAATACCTAATTTGATAGATAAGAATAAGGCTCTTAAATACGATAAGTATATCAAATCTCCACTGGGTGATTCAAAGAACCAATCCCAGAAAGTAACTAAGTCTCCGCGACTAGAGAAAAAAGAAAATGAAAATGAAACTAAAAATCAAGAAAAATCAGTTACCGAAAGTAAAGCAAAAGTAATAGATAATCCTATCAAAATTAAGGAGTCTAGAGAATTAAAAGGCGAAAGTATTGATCAAGATAATACCGAGAAAATAGAAAAAGAAGCGGAAATACTCACTCAAAAAATAAGCAAAGATGAAGTAGAAACTGATGATTTTAATACCGATGTGGAAGATTCTACCATAGATAGGAAAAAAAAGAAAATATATCTGAATTACTATCATAAGAATAATAAAATTAAAAAAAAAGAACTAGATGACACTAGTTTTGGGGAGCGTGGTGACGAAGATATTTTAAACAAAAAATCTTTACAAGAACACGAACAGAGAAAAGAAAAGAAAAAAAAAATAAAGGAAGACTTAATTGACGATCTTAAAAAGGTAGAGGAAGAACAACTAGAATCAGAACGTCTGGAAGATTCTAAAGATAAGACTTTAGAATCCCGTATTAAAAACTCTAACTATGAGAAAAGAAGAAATTTAAAAATTTTAGAAGAAAATGATGAAGATGACTCTAGTAGTAGTGAATCAAGTGATTCTAGTAGTTCCGAGAGTAGTTCCGATTCGGACCGCGAATACGAGGATGTGTCTCTCACAGAAGCTAGAGAACACGTCTTAAAAAAATTAAGAAATAAAATGAAAAAAAATTACGCACAGGAAAAATAAGAACGCATTCTAATAATGGTATATATCTTGATTAGGCAGTATTGAATCACGAGCCACTATAAATGACTGAAATAAATTATGCTCTAACTGTTCTCGTGGTAGTGAATTATTAGCGGTACTAGCTATTTCTACGTATAAACTAAAATTATCATCCATTTCCAAAAAGCTATCCCCTTCTTTATTGAGACACCAGCTAACTAATAATTTATCAATTTCTTGGAGCTCCGAATTATTTTCGGTAAATTCTCGAATAGTAGTCGCTAACCTGGCTAAATCAAAATGATAGTTAAACTTTTTCTTTTTCTGTGTATTTAAATACTGATATTGTCCTCCTGCGTCTCCCTCGTTTTTAAAAACATCACTAAAATAAGTTTTTTTCCCCACTTTTAAAATTCCTCTAGCGAAATCTATAACCTTGGTTTCTCTAGAATGAGTAGGAACTCTATAGAATTTATTTTGATATTCGTAATATTTATATTCCGATTTACACTTTTTAAACATAATGTTATCCGAATGTAAATCATTATGAATAAAACCTAAATTTTTCTGAGCCACAGCTAAACCAAAACATAATTCAAAAAGAATACTCTTCCAATCATCTAAATTTAAATTTTGTTTGGCTAACTCCGTGAGAGTAGTTTCCAGTCTTTCCATCGCTAAAATTTGAACCGGGAAGTCCTCAATTCTTAGAAAAGTTTCCGAAAAAATACAACTTCCTTCACTACTTAGACTAGACCACCCACTCTCACTATCTTCCTCACTTTTATCTTCTTCATTATCTGTATTACTTCTGCCTGTATCACTTCTGCCTGTATCACTTCTTCTGGTATCACTTCTTTCCATATCTATGTCATCTAAATTATCAATCTCCAAAACCTCCAAATTCATAGATGACTCTGGTAATTCTGTCGAATTAGTTACTACATCCCAGTCTACAGTTTCTAACTCGTTTTGTGATTCCCAAAATTCATTTTCCGTAGAAGATTCTAACTTGGAACCATTCATCTCCTCTTCTTTAGTCTTTTTATACTGTAAATCTCTCTCTACAAAATAATCTATTTTTTCAATATTTTTAAAAGATAGAGCCTGGTAATCTTCTAAATTATTATTTCTCAAAATTTCATACTTTAAAGTCTCGTGTTTTTCTTCAAACCACGGACAATTTCGAATATGGGGGTAGTCTTCACTTATATCGTGGACGTAATTCTTGGCGATACCGTTAAAAGCACCGTAAAAATGTGGAAACAACGAACACTTTTTTTTCTCCTGTAGTAAATTTAAAAAATACGCACAGAGAACTTCCAAATAAGCATTATTATTTACATCATTTATCTTTTTATTAGTTAACATCGAAAATACCGATGGAATATTAGAATTGAAATCATATTTACCCTCCATATAACTAATCACATCTATTAGAGGATTACTCTTGATAAACATAGGAACTTCCGCTACTAACCTCTCGTAATCCTCCTCACATTTAGATTTTTGATATAATTTATGATTCACAATTTTACCTGTCACATTTCCCTGTAAACTTTCATTAATTTTAAAGGTTAATCTATTTTTTTTTGTTTCCGATTCTTCGCCAGATACAGTTGCTTCTGTTTTAGATGTTTCTTTTTCTTCTCCTAATTCTAACAGAATGAATTTAGAATTAAAAATAAACATTTTTTTACTATAATCGTTTTCAAATTTTAAAGTTTGTGTAAAAGCAGGAAGATAAGTTTGTGCATTTTGTAATTCTATGACTCCTTCAATACTTCGATATAACTTTTCTTGACACTTTTTTTTTAATTTTTGAAGAGTAAGTTTGTGAAGAGACATTATTTATTTCTAAAATAAGTGTTTTTAAGTTATTAAATAAATAAAAAGATAAAGATTGTTAAAAATATACTTACACTCATAAAAAATTGATAATCATTTATTGTGTCAGATAATTAATTCAAAATGTCTATGACTGTCACCACTTTACAACCTGGATATACTAACCAAGGAATACAGTGTCAACACTGTGTTAAATCACAAGCTAAAAATAATACTTTCTGTTCTATCGCGAGTCATCATCGCACTCGGATTCTCAAACACATCAAAAAAGGAAAGTCTGGAAGTTCTAAGATGGCTGCCATCTGTGACCTGACAGAAGAATATCCCGCTCGGAATATGATTGTAGGAACCGTATTGCTATTTCCTGAGATAAAAACACTTCAGGAAGTTCTGAATATGGCACCTCGACTAAAAACCACACAGTTAAAGTTATACCTAATCAACTTTCACTTGGCGAAAGATACTATGATTTATAAAAGTATGGAAATGGCACAAGCAATCAAACCACATTTTCAAAATTTACAGGAAGTTAAACTGGTTAAGAAAACAAGTAATACTACTAAAGTATGGAATATGGATTTGATAATGAGAAATAAAAGCAATCAAGAATTTGGACTTATTATTCCTTCTCAGTACTATCTGTTTAAATTTCCACTTTCTAAACTAATCCCAGTACTCCCAGTAGCCAACCAAATAAAAATGGAACTTCTCAGGGATTATGGCTTTAATGAATATTATAGTATTCCCTACAGTAAAAATGAAACGGCTAGAGAAGTTATGGAGTATGCTCCTGGGAAAAATAAATACTGGGATCACATTCTTCAAAGTTGGTATGCTAATATGAAAAGTGTTCTAGAAAAACTGGTCAAAGAGCTAACCTTTCCTAATGTCAATCATCCTATTTATATTCTACGAAAATCAGGACATATACCTGTGATTAATAGTCAACAAGGATGGAAAGTTAATCTAGATACTAATTACACTCGCAAACCTAGTCTTAAATTTAATATTACATATCAGAACGAAAGTAGATTTACTCTATATGTAGGATTTGATGACACTTTCTATCAAGAACCCATAGTCAAAGTAATGTTTAGTTAATAAGAAAGTTAGTTATTTAGTTAAAAAAAGTTAGTTAGTTAATTAAAAAGGTATTCTCATTTTAATTCATCAAAAATAAAGAAATAGATATTAAAACAAAAAAAAATTATTTTTTTACTAACTTCTTCATACCTTTCTGACAAGTTAGCAGGGGTTCCATTTTTTTCTTACTATATTTGGTTTTGCCCTTACCCGCATTTTTAATTACTTTCTTACTCAGTTTTGCGAGTTTCATACGACAGTCATCAATTTTATGTAATACTTTTTCACTGCTTATATCCCCTTGTAATTTTGTTTGTTTCACAGGAGAAAAGTCTACTAATCCATCACCTGAATCGTAGTCACAACTCAAACCTTCAATCGCATAAAATCCGTGATGTGGTACTTTTCCATAGTGAATAATGTAAATAGTTAGTGGAAAACCAAACTTTTTAATTATATTAATAGCTCTCGTGATAGAACTTTGGATCCATTCTATTGGATTCTCGAAAACACCACCACCTACCAAGGTAAGAAAGACACTATTTTTTCCAGTATCACAGGCATTTTTAACTGCTAGCCAAAGTAGAGATTCGTATTGCGCATCTAAGATAGCCTTGGCTAGAATATCTATACTATGTTTATCACGTTTGTTATAGGTGCTTTCTAAACTTATAGCGGAACAAAAGACTTGAGTTACCGTAAATTTTTTATCTGGATTAGGTTCGTATTTATAGATTTTAATTTTATCTAAAGTTCCAGAACATAATACTTCGGTGTCTTCCATCACACCAATCTGAATATTATCTACGATATCAGAATTAAATTTTTCTTGCTCCTGTAAACTATTGAATAATTTCTTTAGATTTTTTTTTTGAGTTCTAGTCACTAAGACGTAACCATTTTGCTCAGAAAAGAATTTGTAAGTTCCTAAAGAGTCCTTATTTTTGATTTTTTTGGCTAATTTACCCAGTAAACTAATCTGTGTGTTTCTAGTTTGAGGCTTATCTTTAGGTAATCCGTGCCAGTTTCTAACATAAGTTCCCGCTGGACAGGCTATAGAACAAGCAGGGCCTTGAGTTTTATCTTTATAGTAATCGGTTATACCTAATTCTGGATTCACTCCAGAGTGAGGATGTTCTAAACAATTAGTCTGAGAAGCCACTTGAAATATACACTCTTGATAGTATGAATTTCCTAGGGCATCCATCACATTTAAATTCTCTAAATTTTTGATATTAACTTGATTAGGAAATTTTTCCCTCCATACGGTTTTATTTTTAACAAAAAAATCCTTGGCTGTTTCCATAGCATCTTTTCTAATCTCTTTTAAAGTAGGACAGTAAAATGTGCCTGGTAAATAGGTTCTAGTTCCACACCTTAGTAAGGGCAAATCCCCCATTTTTTCTAATTTGATTCCCGCCGCTCTATCATTTTCAGTACATCCAAATACCTTTTTAAACCAATCAGCCATCCAGCTAACGAATAATTAATATAAGCGCATAAAAAAAATGCGTCCTAACTAGAATAAAAATTCTGTGTATAGATATTAATGAATTTAGAAATTAAAAAATTCGATATCACCTCCATTAAGAAAGATAAGGTGTGTGTATTTATCGGTAAAAGAGAAACGGGTAAGAGTTTTTTAGTTCGTGATTTACTCTACTATCATCAGGATGTTCCTATTGGTACAGTGATATCCGGAACAGAATCCGCTAACTGTTTCTACGGTCATATGATTCCTAGTTTATTTATTCACGATAATTACACTCCCCAAATTATCCATAATACCCTCAAAAGACAAAAGATGATTGTTAAAAAAATGAAACACGAAACTGATAACTATGGCTCGTCCAATATTAACCCAGATGCTTTTCTAATTTTAGATGACTGTCTCTATGATTCTAGTTGGACCAAGGATTCTAACGTTCGCTCTATTTTTATGAACGGTCGTCATTATAAAATGATGTTTATTATTACGATGCAGTACGCGCTAGGTATTCCTCCTAATCTGAGAACTAACATCGATTACGTCTTTATTCTGAGAGAGAACTACGTATCTAACAGAAAACGTCTCTATGAAAATTATGCTGGTATGTTTCCTTCTTTCGAAATATTCTGTCAGGTAATGGACCAGTGCACTGAGAACTACGAGTGCCTGGTGATTCATAATAACGCTAAGAGTAATAAATTAGAAGACCAGGTATACTGGTATAAGGCTGAAGCACACGATGAATTTAGGATTGGTGCTCCAGAATTTTGGAATCACTGTAATAATAATTTAAAAGATGATCTAGATGATGATGACGAAGAATTTACCTTTAGTAAGAGAAAAGGACCTATGATAAATGTAAAAAAGACATATCAGTAAAAAATTATCAATATCACAAAATAACAAATTACTTTCCTTCGTAGATTGGGTCAATATCCGAAAACATCGTGGAAAAAGTGTCATTTAGATCGGTGGGTTTAATTTGTTCATCATAAATACTTCGTGGAACAAATCTATACTCTATTACTTTTTCTGGTTTAGTTTCCTTTACTTTATTATCCATATAACCAACTGTTATAAAAACGATTCCTAAGATTAATACTAATAAACTAAGGGACTGCATCTTACTATAAATATATAAATTAAAATATTAAAAAAAACAACATAAAATAGTTAAAATACTTTGGGACACACTAAGTCGCAACGGATTTTCTACCTACCACCGTAATCTTCTGTAATTTAAAAACATCATCTAAAATTTCTTTTTTAACTGCTTTAGAACCAAGTAAACTTTCCGATTCCTTAGTGCTGGATTTAGTGAGTTTCGTTACGTGTATCATCTTTTCGATTAACTCATCTAATATTTGAGCAGCAATTTTATCACCCGTTTTTCCGTCACTCACAAAATCTCTTTTCTTATTATTCCAATACTTCCGTAGAATCATAATAATAACTTGAATACTGGGAGAAAAAATCTGTTCCTCTTCCAAGGCTAATAATTTTTTAAAGAGACTTTTTTTTACCTGATACCGTGCCTTTTTCTCTTCGTATTTATTTTTACATTTTTTAAAACTATTATTGTAATCTTCTACAATATCATAGACCCATCTATTGGAATCGTTTAATAAAGAGAGGTTTCTCTTAGTGTGTTGATAGTGTAGTTTGAGAAGAATAATAAAACAGGAGTATAAATCCTGAGAAAAAGATTGAGGGTAGTTATATATTTTTTTCTGAGTCCTAGGACTATTGACCATAGAAATGACACTATTATTTCTTTTTCTATTGTATTTTAACATAGTTCTTTTGTTTTGTTTAGGGTGAATATACTTTGCGGTGCCTTGATTTCTACGATAACAATCATAATCTTCTTTATCACAGACGAAACTATAATCTAGAATCTGAACTTTTTTAGTTTCCTGATTAAAGAATAAGTTTTCTAATTTTAAATCTCGATGAGACATACGCAAAATTTTATGGAAAATTCTAACAGATACTAGGGTCATTAGAAATATTAAATCAATATCGCGCTGATTCAAAACTTCTACTACCACCAAATCTTTAAGGTCATATCCTGGTATATATTCTAGGAAAACTACATCATTTCTTTTCCCTTTTTTCACATCTAGAATGCTAGTAGTATATTTTTCAATTAATTCCAACTTATAAACGGTATCTACTGTTTTCTTTTTCTGGTTTCTAATTCTTTTTTTAACTCTATTTATTTGAATACATCTTTCAGGCTCATCGTGCTTAGATTTCATAATTTTCATAATAAAATATTTTCCTCTAGGCACTACAGATTCTTCATCGGTCAAATTCTTAACTCTTAGAACATTTCCATAAGTTCCACTTCCCACGTATTTAAATTTTAGTTTTTCAGTTTTAGAATATGGTATCACAAATTCTATATCGACTCCGGATTTTAGAATAAACATATCCAATTTATCCACGATATAATTAATTTTCTGATAACAAAAATCAAGTATATTTTTCATTACTTATTATCTAACGACATATTTTTTTTGACTTAAATTTATGATTCGTCAAATTACTAAAAATAAAATACCTATTGAAAATAAAAATAAGATGTCAAAGCCTGAAATACCTGCGAATGATTTAGATATTGTAGAAGACTACTTAGAAGAGGATAAACCTATTCCTGGACAAAAGTATGTGTGTCTTTCTTTCATTTCACCGGAAAAAGTATTAGAAGATAAAAAAACTTTTCATTTCTACAATTTTATGAAAAAGCAGAATCCCGAGTATGCCAAGAGTCTTACTGAATTTACAGAAGATTTCCGTTTTTACTGTGAGGAAAACGAAGAACCCCTACAGGAACAATTTGATGAAGTTGTAAACTACCAGACTAACGTAAGGGGTGTCAAGGTAAGAGGTGTCTATGACAATATTAGAGCTGCTAATATTAGAGCCAAGGTTCTTCAGAAATTAGATCGTTCTTTCCACGTCTATGTAGGACAAGTTGGATTCTGGCTACCCTGGGACCCTAGTGCCAATAATATGGCTGACCAAGAATATGCGGAACCAGAACTAAACAGATTAGTTAAGGAATATAGAGAAAATGAAACTAAGAAGGATATGTTCTACGAGGAACAAAAGAGAGAGAAACAACAGGCTGCTATGGAAGAGAGTATTCGATTAAAAAAACTGCAGAAAGAGCAAAAAGAACAAGAAGCTCTAGAAGCTAAACAACAGGCAGAAACAAATGTAGATGCCGATTCTACTGTCGCTACTGATACCTCTGCTACTGCTGCTGCCGATTCTACCGCTGCTGATACTACCGATTCTACTGCTGCTGATACTGCTACTTCCGTTGCTGCCGATTCTAATGCCGCAACCGATTCTACCGCTACTACCGCCGAAGAAGAAGGTGAGGTTAACACAGTTTCAATTGATACTCCTTCTTCAGAAAGTGCTGGAGTAGGTGCCGATAATAGTGTTGACGAGCAACTCAAGGAAAGTTTAGATTCTGTTGACCCTTGGATGGCTAGAAAGATGGAGGGAGACAATAATTAATATGATTTTGTAAAATTGATTTTAATTCTTTATTTTTTAATTTCTCAATTATATAATAATTTCTAAATATGATTCCTATGAAATTAGATTCTATTTACTATAATCTGATAAAATCGGGTAAAAAAATTTATGAAACTAGGGTCTATGACCCTAAAAGACAAAAATTAAAATTACTAGATACTATTGAATTTTCACACAGAGAAACAGGTGAGAAAATGAGAGCCAAGATAGTAGGACTGTCTTGGCTTCAGAATTTTAAAAGTGCTATCTCGGATTGTGGATTAAAAAGGGTAATGCCCAATGCTCGTAGTGTCGAAGATGCTGTCAAGTTATACGAGAACTTTCCACACGACGAAGGGAGTTATAAATTAGGAGCTAAGAAATATGGTGTTTTGAGAATTAAATTTATTTTAGAGTAACTATAAAATAAGTATTGTGTCAAAAACTCACAAATAATAACTAAAAATAAAAAAACTCACAAATAAAAAACTAACAAATAATAACTAACAAATAAAAAAACCAAAAAATAAAAAATGTTAGTTTAGTATATAGATGACTAAACTTATGAATTCCTCCAAATTTAGAGTTAATTCTATGGAAGTAATGAAAAGATTTTTTAAATACTTAGCGGAAGGTTTAATGGTTGCTATTGCCGCCTATGTTTTCCCTAAGAAGAAGATGCAGCCCGACGAGATAATTATGATTGCGGCTGTTGCCTCGGCTACTTTTGCCATTTTAGATATGTACGCTCCTACCATAGGTGCTACAGCCAGACAGGGCGCGGGTTTCGGAATTGGTGCTTCACTAGTTGGTTTCCCTGGTGCTGGTTTAGCAGTCTAAATGCGAGTATCGGAGATTATTTTTCCCTTATCTAGTTTTATAATTCTATTCATATTTTGAATAATATTTTCGTCGTGTGTGATCAAAATAATATTTCTTTTTTTACTCAATTCTTCAACTAGCGTAATAACCTTTTTCTTATTAATTTCATCTAGAGAAGAAGTAGGTTCATCTAAAATAATCATTCTGTTATCTTTCAGAAGAGAGCGTAAGAGCCAAACAATCTGCCTTTGACCACCTGATAGCTTAGAGCCATTCTTACCAACCTTGGAGTGCATAATTTTTTTAAATTTTTCGGCTATATCGTCTAACTTAACTGATTCTAAAACCTGATAGATATCCTTTTCTGTATAATTTTTATCTTCGATACCATAGTTAATATTTTCAAATAGAGTTCTATCAAATAATTTTGGATGTTGGGGTATATAACTTATATAATTTCTTAGTTTATCGATATTAAGTTTCATAATATCTTTACCGTTAATTAAAATTTTTCCTGTGTATTCACTCTGTAAACCCACAATTAATTTAACGAGAGTTGATTTTCCACTTCCAATATTTCCCACTAAAGCAATTTTATCACGAGGCTCTATTTTCAAGTTAAAATTATCAAATATCTTATTGTTTTGGTATTCAAATGATAAATTAATAAATTCTACGGAACAATATGGTTCTTGAAATACGGAGTTAGTTTTTTGTAAGGGTTTTCTAGTATTTTTTTTAACCTGAGGAAAAGATTTAAAATATTCATCTAACAACTTTATTCTTTCCTTATAATTCATAAAATCTTTAACATCATAGTAAATATTTAGGAATTGTTGAAGTAAAGTATAGTTAATTATAACTATAGATACTAGGGTACTTAGTTTAATTCTTTTACTCGTATAAGCTGTAAAACTTACATAGTTAAGGGCTATAAATATGATAATGAATAGCACACAGAATACACTTTTAAATTTCAGATTATAAAGTATCAGATGTTTTTCTTTTGTCACTGATTCTTGATTAAATTTTTCTACTCTATTTCTTTCATTTTTAATTTGATTAGAGGTATAAATAGACATCATATTAGTAACGGTATCGTCTATTTGTTCAGATAGACACGCTGAATTATTTTCACTATGTCTCACGTGTTTCCTACAGGTTTTAATATATACGATTACCAAAAAACTAACTGCTACTACGGAAATTAAGTATACTAAACTGGTTGGTTTATCATAGATAAATAGATAGAAGAATGTGGAAAAATAGGTTATAGTATTCTTCATAAAGATATTTTTTATTTCTTTGGCAAGACCATATAAATTATAGGGCGCACCACCTAATTTATTCATAAACTCGCCGGTTTTCAAATCCTGATAATTATTTTTATTGATTTCTAGTATTTTATCAATTAGATTAATCCTGATAAAACCAATAAACTTGGGGTGTATTTTAGAGAAGATAAACTCTCTAAGTATACTTAATCCCTGAATACTAGTCCAAATAACCACTAACATCATAAATAATTTAGGTATCTTTTTAGTATTTCCTTGCTTCATACCTGCTATTAACTTGCCATAATAGTGAGGTAAACCAATTTTATCTAGAGAATAAGAAACATTTACTAAGAAAGACATAATAATTTTGCCATAGTTTTCTTTAAAAAAACGAAGATATAAATCCTGGATCATATATATTTATAGTATATTAAAATATATGTCTCTTACCCAAGTCTAAAAAATATGAAGAATTTGACATCAAAGAATTAATAACTCTATACACTAGGAATAAATTCCCATTTCAAATACTTACAAATCTGTGCCCAGATTAAATCCTGTTGGTGTAATTTTTCTCTACTTTTCAGTAGGATAAAACAATCCAGATATTCATCTAAATCTAAAAGTTGAACGAATTTATGTAATACATAGCTATACGACAAAAAATTTTTTCTATCCTTAGGACAAAATTTTTGAAAGGGTATCTGAATTTCCTTAAACATTCTTCTGAGTTCTTCCTCTGTCTCTCTAGACATAATTGGAGGAGGTAGTCCATTTATTTTATTAATAATATGAGGCACATGTTCGTAATACTTATTTTGTTTCAGTTTTTTAAGTATTTCTCTTACCTTACTCTGCTTTAAATCGCGCATATTATCGATTCTTTCCTTTTTAATTTCTAGGAGAATTTGGTCATAGAGTTCCTTAGGAATATCAGTTGTTTCTTTAGCTTGAAACTGTGCTAACCATTCATTAAAGTGATTAATCCTCTTATAAGCAAAGTAGGATATTTCTTGGGGAGGGTCTTTATAACTGGGTTTATCAGAATCTATCACAATATAGGATATTTCACCACATTTAGTACATATCATACATCCTTCAGATAGATGAGTAGTTTTTTCAATACCACAAGCTTCACAATAAGTATTTTGTTGTTCTTGTTTTTCAAAGGATTTTACGAAATTAGGGTCAATAATAGCCATATAATTATCACACACCTTTCTTCTCACATTTTCAGTATTACTCTGATTTTTATTCAACCAATCCATAACAGTTTTTTTACCTTTTTTCTTCTTACACTTTTCATCCACCACTTTAGTAGAAAGTGAATTATTATAATAATCAAATAGTAAAGAAGAAGTATCTAAATAATACTGCTTTTCTTCTTTAGATTCTTGTAAATCCTTTATTTTAGATTCTAACATTTCAATCTTATCCTCCAATTCATCCTTTAATTCAAATTCTTCATCGGTAAATTCTTTGAGAGATTTTAACATCAATTTCTGATATGTTTTCCTAGTTCTTAATAAATCTTTCTTTAAATTAGGACACATCTTTTTCTCTTCTTTAAATTTTTTTACTATAGAATTATGCTTGGCATCTATAGTAGTTCTATTGTCAACTGTCTTTTTTTTTCTGTTTTTTATTTTAAATGACATTACTTAAAAAAGTATTTTTTTTTTTAAATATCAAATTAAATTTTAATTATTTCATTTAATTTTCTCGATAGTTAAAAGGAAATTCTTTTTAATATTTTTTTAAATAATAAATTATATAATATGGTTTATATTTCTTATCAGAATATTTT